CGTGTAGGTGAGATAGCACAGATGCGTTTGCCTACTCAAAGAGGAATGGGTGTTGAGGGTATGCCTAAAGCGTTCCACGGAACTCCTCATGTCTTTAAACCAACACCGGATTCTCCTTTTGGGGAGTTTATGAAATCTAAAATAGGAACAGGCGAAGGGGCACAAGCTTTTGGACACGGGCTTTATGTAGCTGAAAAAGAAGGAGTAGCTAGGCATTATTATATTGGACAAACATTTAGACATTTATTTGCTGATTTAGAGAAAGCTTCAGGGGCAATGGACTATTTGGCAAGTAGGGGCGAACAGGACGAAATGTTTGATGTAATTAATGAGGTTATAGAATCTGGAGGAGCTACTGATTTTATTAAAAACGCAGCCAAAAGAGGAGAGGCGTATGCTCAGGGCGGTCGTGCTGATTTTAAAATTGACGAACGAAAAGTAAAGTTTTTAGAAGCAGTAAGAGGAGACGGTTATTTGGGATTCGATAATCCTATAGAAGGTATACTGCACGCTATAGAGGATGCTCAAGGAAAAGGCCCCGGTAATTTTGATCTATCCCCAGCTACTAGAAAAGCTGCTAAAGAATTAGGTCGTATATATGAAATAGATGTAGCACCTGACGTAGATAAGTTTATGTCGTGGGATAAAACAATGCTAAATCAGCCTGAGAAAGTGCGGAAAACATTAAAGGCTGCATTGGAGGCAGTTTCAGAGTTTGATCCAAATTTCCCTAAATATTTATTAGATGATGATTTTTTGACAGGTCAAGGTGTGTACAAAGCTTTAGCTAAGTCTAAAGTAATAGGAAGTGAGCCAGCTGCTTCTGACTTTCTATCTGAAATGGGCATACCAGGAATCCGATACTTACAAGGAGGAAAGGCAAGAAAGAGCGGAGAGGGAGCACACAACTATGTAGTGTTCAGTGAGAAAGATTTAAAAATCACTGGCACTGTTGAATTTGCACCGACGGGTAAAGAAGCTAGAGGTGTGCCCGATTTCAAGGCTAAGTTAAAAACAGACCCAGAATGGCAGCAGTGGACAGACGCTGTGTTAAAAGGAGAAAGCCCTACGTTACCGCGTTTAGAAGTTATAGGAGATATTGATTCAGCTCATAAAATTTTAACGGAGAAGTACAAACAAAACCCTGAGTTATTGAAAAAGTTCGATGAAGGAGAAGCTGAATTTTTAGATGACGATCTCAATCAACTCTTTAAACTAGGTGCTCAATCCATTAAAGATCGTAGGCGTATCCGTGTAGAGAGTGAGATATTTAAGGACTTACTTAGAGGTTCTAACGAGAAGTTAATGCAAGCAGTTAAAGCTTTTGATGATACTGAGAGCTTACAATCTGAGGCAGCTTTAAGAAACCAGTTAAGCGAGTTTGTAGAAATATATGATTACTACAGACAAATGGGTGCGGAAGATTCTAAGAACCTTGCAATGCGTAGGCAGAAGAAACCTATGTCCAGAAAGATAGGACTAGAAAGAAGTGAGCTAGAAAACACAGCACTTGTAAAAGAGTTTTTAAATAACGAATCGGGCGGTATGTCCCCTAAGAAAGCTTCTAAGCTTATCAAAGAGATGTACGATCCAAACAACGCTGAAGCATCTATCAAGAAAATATTAGGGCTATCCAAGAAAACACAAGGCAAGCATCTACTAGACGTTCCTTCTGAGTACTGGATTAATTCGTTGTTAAGCGGTCCTCGAACACAAGCAGTAAACTTCTTAGGTAATGCGTTAACACAAGCTTTAGGCACTTTCGAGATGACTACTGGTGCTATACTTACAGGGAACTTACCGTTAGCTAAAGCTGCTATAGCTTCTTGGGCTGATTATGTGTTATGGAAAGAAGCTTTCTCAGCAGCGTTTAAAACACTTGTCACTGGTAAAGAAGTGCTAGATGTAGGCAGTCGTACATTAGAATCTTCAAGGCAAGCTATAGGCGATGTTGTTGATTTAAGGCAGGGATTAGATGAGAGTAAAAGCTTCAATCAAAAATTTATAGACACACTAGGAGGTGTTGTAAATTTACCCGCTAGAGGTTTGTTAACCGGAGATGAATTATTTAAACAATTAGCGTTTAGAAGGGCCGCACGTTTAAAGGCTGGGATGGAAGCTATAAACTTAGGCATGAAAGACCCGAAGGAAATCTCTGGGTATATAGCTGATAAATTGAATAAAGTAGTAGCGACTAACGGTCAAGTAATGTCTCAAGAAGCTCTTATCAGGGAAGCAACGAAACAGGCAGATGACTTAGGGTTAGTGGGTGTGCAGTTTGCTAAACAAAGATCAGATCATATAAAAAATTATGTAGATCAAAACTTTGACGAGGACGCTTCAGTATTGGCTTCTTACGCATTAGACGAGGCAAAGTACTTTACGCACACGAGAGAGTTAGAGGAAGGAACACTAGGTAAGGGACTGCAGAATTTATCTAAAAGCTGGCCCTTATTGCGTTTCATTATGCCTTTTGTACGTACTCCTACTAACTTATTAAGCTTTGCGTTTGAACGTTCGCCTTTGTCAATGAGTGTGAAAGTACCCGGCACTGATAAAATATTAAATGTACCCGGTTTGCGTTCCGAAGCTATGGCACTGCGAGAAGGATTTAAGTCTTCGGACCCAGTAATTAAAGCGGCTACTAGAGGTAAAGTAGTTACATCTTTCAGTGTAGCGGGTATGTTACTTGATTTAGTTTTAAATAACAACGAAGTATTACCTGTAATTACAGGAGGTGGACCTACAGAGGAAAGGCAAAGAAAGATATTAGAGGAAACTGGGTGGAGACCATACAGTATATTGTATGACGGTAAATACTACAGTTATCAAAGACTCGACCCAATCGCTACATTATTAGGCACTACAGCTGATATTAGTGAGATGTTAAAAGAAGATAAAGAAGCTAATGAAAATACTGTTGAAACCCAGTTAGTAACAATGGCTACTGCTATATCCAGAAACTTATCTAATAAATCTTACTTAGCTGGTATACAGTTATGGGCTGATGCTTTTCAAGAGCCTGAGAGGTTTGGGGAAAGGGTTCTTAAAAACTACGCAGGTAGTTCTATTCCTAATATTTTCTCCCAAGCACAGGATTACGACAAGCAATCACTTCGTGAAGTCAGAGATGTAGCTGATGCTATATTAAAGAAAACTCCCGGAGGTAGAGACATGCTTGATCCTAAACGGAATATATTGGGTGAAGAGAAAATAATAGACTACGGTACATTTGGTTTTATTAATCCTATAGCAATTGCTGAAGATAAATCAGACCCAATACTTCAGGAAATGGCGGAACTACAACATGGTTTCAGGATGCCTAGCTCAAAGATGCTTGGGGGGAATGTAGACCTACTTGAATACGCCAACGAAAAAGGACAGAGTGCTTACGATAGAAGGCTTGAGTTATTAAAAGATGTAACGATAGGAGGACGCACTTTACGACAAGCTCTTAATAAATTAATTAACTCTTCTAGTTATAAAAAATTAGCGGGGTTTGATGCTGAGTTAGGAATAAGAAGCCCTAGGGTGGATCAGATAAGTAAGGTGTTAGATAAATATAAAAACATAGCACAACGTGAAATGCTTAGAGAGTTTCCTGAGTTAGCTAGTAAAATTAGAAATACAAACTTAGCACTGCGTTATAATAAACAAGGAGTATCCCGTGAAGATGTACTTGCTCTTCTCTCTCAATAATTAATAATATATCATCATGGCTGTCACATACATAGACCACGCAGGAACCCAAGGGCAAACGGACTTTACATTTACTTTCCCTTATCTCGAAGACGAACACATCAAAGTAGAAATTGACGGAGTTGACACTACTGACTTTACTGTAGTAGCTACACCTACCGCTAAAGTTGTACTTGATACAGGATTAAGTGCTGCTGCTGCTGTACGTGTAAGACGACGTAGTGCTCCTAATGAGAACCTCGTAGACTTTGTAAACGGTTCTGTATTAACGGAAGCTGAGTTAGACTTATCTTATCGACACAACCGTTACTTAGCTGAAGAGATTGCAGAGCTGAACGACCAATCGTTACAGATTGAAAACGGAGGTACGGAGTGGGACGCTAAGACTAAACGTATAAAGAATGTAGGTACAGCTGTTGATAGTACGGATGCAGTAACGAAGGTATACTTAGATAACAAAGTTGCTCAGGTATCTACAGGAGCTACACAGCCTCCACTCAAGTGGGTATTCTCTGCTATATCTGGTACTAATAATACATACACTGTTACAGGGGCTGAAGTCTTAGGCGATACAGCTTATGAAGTAAGTATTGACGGTCTGATTAAAGAACCAACTGTTGAGTACACTGTAGACCCAAGCACTGATACACTTACCATCATACCGAACATGACAGGTAGTGAAGATATAGTTGTTATTCAGCGTGGGTTTGGAGTGGCTGTCGCAGGTACAGTAGGAACTAACTCTTTAGTAGATGGTAGTGTTACGAATCCTAAATTAGCAAGTGGTGCTGTTACATCCGATAAGACTTCTTTTACTAATTTAGAGGTGTTGTCACCACTCACAGTGCGGTCAACTGGAGGAGAACTCGGCGGGTTTGGTGGAATTGAAGTAGGAGGGCCAAACGGTGGTTATATAGATTTTAAAAAACCTTTTTCCGACGACTTCGACGGACGTGTGTCAATCGAGCAAGATGAAGATCCTATACGTGTCACAGGTAAATATGGTGTGGATTTTTACGCAGGTGGAGATCTTACCTCACCAGTAGCCACCATCAACACGTCAGGTGACTTAGGTATTACGGGCGACTTAAACATAACAGGTGACTACAAAGTAAACGGTACGAACTTACAGACCGTACCAACTGGAACTGTGTCTGCTTTTGCTGGTAGTGCTGCTCCTACTGGTTATGCGTTGTGTGACGGGTCGGCAGTTAATACACACGCTAAAGCTGCTTTACACGCTGTCGTTAGTGATACATACGGAGGTACCGCTTATAATGAAGGGGTGACTGACCAACCAGGAGTTACTACTACCTTCAATCTGCCTGACCTTCGTGGACGAGTAGTTGCTGGATTGGGTGAAAGTTTATTAGGTGCTACTACTGATACGCTTGGTGAAGATAATGGTCTCATTGCTAATACGAAGGAACACCTCCTCACAGCCGCACAATCGGGACTACCCGAACACACGCACGGAGGGGGAGTTAGTGCCTCTAATTCTAGGGGTCCGACAATTCCCAGCGACACTCAGTTTGGGATGGTAATAACACAGGGAGTCACAGGTGGCGCACAAGACGCATCCTCCGCCCACAACAATGTCCAGCCAACCATGATCCTTAACTACATTATTAAAACATAAGCGATGATCGACTCTGTTGCTGACTTTATTAACACCTTTATTGTTGTAGCCTTTGGCTTAATAGGGTGGGTTATCAAACGCATAGTTACACGCTTAGACCTTGGTGATAAACGACTTACAAAGATAGAAGTAGAGTTAGCTACACAGAGAGAAAGAGACGCTGCTGTTGAAAGTAGAATAGGTAAAGTTGAAACTGCAATCAATGAGATGCACAACAAACTTGACCGCATGATGGAGATATTAATTAAGAAATGAGTCTATATAAAAACATTAATAAACGTAAGAGCTTAGGCATTAGCCGTAGTAAGAAGAAATCAACGATCACACCAAAGGCTTACGCTAATATGAAGCGTGGGTTTCCGAAGAAGAAGAAGTAGAAGTGTTAACAGATGGCTAGACCTTCCAGAAGACCTGTTGTTCGTCCTAATCCTTTAGCGTTTCAACAACGTACTATTGCTGCTGGTTCTTCGGCTACTGCAAAAGAGAACAAAGAGAAAGCAACAGAGCTACAAACTAAAGTAACATCCTTAGAAAGTGATCCATTCTTTGTTACTATTGACGGAGGTGGACCAGTTTTAGAAGACACTGATATATTTGACGGAGGACAACCTGATGCCTAGCTTTACTAAACGTATACAATTAAGAAGAGGAACTCGT